AAGACGCTAGACTACATGAAAGCGCAGGGCAAGATAGACTTCGATGACTAATTAAAAAATAGTTGTTGACTTTTGGTCTTAATTTTAGTATAATATACATAAGTGTAAGAAGGGTTTCTTGCACAATGGCGTCAATACCGCAAGGGTTGACATAGTTTTACTGAAAAAGGAAATTAGGAGAAAAAATATGACGATTGATATTAGTAAATTTTGGCTTGGTATGAATAATGAGTGGTTGTTACACAACACTGATACATCATATCCAAGATATAACATTGTAGAGAATACTAGGACAGGTAACTTTCGAATAGAAGTTGCAGTGCCAGGATGGTCTAAACAAGAGCTTGAGTTGGTTCATGATGATAATGAGCTACTCATAAAGGGGAAGAAAGAACAGAAATTGAGTGAGAATGAAAGATTCTCCCATCAAGGTCTCAGTCTTAAATCTTTTGAGCGTAAGTTTATGCTGAACGCAGACTTAAAAGTGGACGATGTCGAATTAACAGATGGACTATTGACTATCGCGCTGTCTAAAACTCCGAACTCCAATCGTAAAGTATTGGATATTAGATGAAAACAATTATAAATAGTTTTAGACAAGTAGAAAAATATGAGGATGTATCAGACGCGGTCACAATGATCGGGTTAATTGGTATATTTGGAATGGCTATAGTAGCCAGTGCAGCACCTTTATTTTGATACAAGTCAAAGACCTAAGTCGAGAGGGCAGGCAACTGCCCCTTCGCATTAACTAGTATTATGATAGATTGTACAGAAGTCGCTCTCGAAAGACTTCAACAAAAAGTAGAGAGAAAACAAGTTTGGGGGATACGATTAATGTTGAAGCCGAACGGGTGTAATGGGTGGTCGTATGACTTGAGCTATTTGGAAGAACCAAATGTATCAAGTGATGCGGTGTTCTATAGCATAATTGCTGTAGACCCTATGACATTTAGTTATGTCAAAGAAATTAACATAGACTGGGTAGAAGATGGCTTAAATGAGCATTTCGTTATATCGAGTCCACAAGAGACAGCACAATGTGGCTGTGGAGAGAGTTTTACACTATGAAGATATCACAAGAGGGCATTGCCCTTATCAAGAAGTTTGAAGGTTGTGAACTAGAAGCGTACAAATGTGCAGCTGGAGTTCTAACAATCGGATATGGACACACCAAAGGCGTAACAGAAGGTATGCAAATTACCAAGACACAGGCAGATGAGATGTTAGTAGAAGAACTAGCAACTTACGAAACCTACGTGTCAGACGCAGTAGAAAATCAATTAGATCAGTGTATGTTTGATGCAATAGTGTCATGGACATATAACCTCGGTCCGACTAACCTACGAAGCTCCACTATGTTGAAAGTCTTAAACGCTGGAAAGTACGACGAAGTACCTGCTCAGATAAAAAGATGGAACAAAGCAAGTGGCAAAGTACTAGATGGATTAATTCGCAGACGAGATGCAGAAGCATTATTGTTTGAGGGTAAAGACTGGTCAAATGTCTAAATTAACTCTTACTGGAGAGCAAGTAGCTGAAGTTATGGCGCATGCTGCTAGTAGAGGAATGACTTTCGAAGAATATGTACAAGAGTATGCAGAACTACTACAAGAAGAAAAACGAAAAAAACAGGAGAAATAATGGATATATTATTAATAATGCTGTTGATTTGGGGATACAATGAACAACCCAAAGATGCAAAAGCAGAAGAACCAACAATAGTACCAATACAAGAAATAGAAGTACCACCTGAAGCAGTAGATGTTACGCAAGTAACTCAAACAGCAGCAGTGCTTACAGCAATTGGTACAGCACTAAGTGGAACAAGTACAAGTACAAATACTATAAGTACAAGTACAAATACTACAAGTACTACGAACACAGAATCAGCTACAGTAGCAAGTATAATAGCAGAACTAGAAGCGACACCAGCTACTACTACTGTTACAGCTACAAGCACAAGTACAAATACTAGCTCATCAACGAGTACATCAACAGGAACATGAAACAATTTTGGGCAAAACTAAAAGAGTGGTATATATGGCTGAAAAGCAAGTTTGTACCTCTTTATAAAGTAACTGTCAGTTTTAATAGCGTGTACGGAGACTCAGATGACCAAGAGTTTTTAGCTAAAAAGATTATAACTCAAAAAGAAAAACATTTAAAATTCAGAACCAACAGTGGAGAAGTAGTACAATTCACTGGCGCAGAAGGACTCAACTACAAAATAGAGGAAATTTAATGGAAACACTAATACTGACAGCACAAGTAACAATAATAGTGCTAATAGTTATGATTTTTCTAAGAGAAGATCTGTTTGGTAATGGTGGGACTAAAGGTATCACTGATGAATATCAAAGTAAATCAGGCATAAAAAGAACTGCCAAGAAATCAAGAGAGGATCATATAGTATGAATCAAATGTTATTAGCTTTTTGTTTAGTTTTAGGTGGGGCTAGTTATTGGCTTTACACAGAAAACGAAACACTCAAAGCAAACAATGTAAAGTTAGAGGGAGCAATAGCATCACAAGAGGAAGCTATAGCTACTATGCAAGCAGACTTTAGTTTGCAAGCAGACCAACTACAAAGCATGACACTTAATAGTCAAGCAATACAAAGAGAATTAATGAGGTACAGTAACTTCATTAAAGAATATAAATTAACAGCAAAAATACTGGAAAATCCAGTAGAAATGGAAAGGAAAATAAATAATGGAACAAAACATGCCTTCGAAGAAATTCAAAAACTTAGTGCTACCGTTGACGATCTTGATGATGGTCTCCAGTTGCAGCCTACTGTCAACTAGAGCTATAGAAGTAACAGCAAAGCCTATGGAAAGGCAGATTGTACAACCAGTTATGCCTCGTGAGATTTCTTTAACTACTCCTGCATGGATTATAGTTACGCCCGATAACTGGGAAGCTCAGTTAGCGCGTATAGAAGAACAAGAAGGCGAATTAGTATTCCTAGCTATGACAGTACCAGACTATGAAGTTATGAGTATGAATATGAAAGAATTACAAAGGTATATTACAGAATTAAAAGATGTAGTAGTATATTACCGAAAAGTTACAACAACGAATGTCGACCCAAAATAAAGTAATCGAAACAGTTCATGACGTAGTAAAAAATATCATTGATGATAGACATGATATCAGCATGACATCTGACTTAATAGATGATTTAAATGCTGACAGCTTAGATTTAGTAGAAATAATTATAGATATCGAAACACAATTCGATATAGAAATTCCAGACAAACAAATGGAAATCATTAGAACAGTAGGAGACATAGTTTTTTATGTTAACTCTGTTATATAATTGGTTTCTTTCTTATAAAGAATATAGAATGCTTATGAAGGGTTCTAAATTTTTTGATAAGAACCCCGTTGTTCAAGGACGATTTGAAGAACTTGAAGAATGGTGTATAGAACTCGAAGAAGAAATTCGAGAGTTAAAAAAGAAAATCTCTAATAAATAGGGGTAGCCTCGTAAGAGGGTTAGGAGATAAGGATGTTAGAATTCTTACAGTGGATTATAGGATGGATTCAAGTTATACCATGGTTAGTCATGTTTGCTTCAATCATAGCAGCGTGTACGGATACACCTAAAGATGACAAGTTAGTTGGGAAAATATATAAAGTTCTTGATTGGTTTGCAATCAATGTAGGTAAAGCCAAGCAGGACGCGAAGGAGAGCTAAATGGCAGACGAAAGATTTTCAGGCGATATGAGTAGAAATGAGGTCGAAATTGATCTTGCTAAATTCATGGAACTTGTTACCGAAAACTCTAATCTTAAAGCTAAAATCGTAGAGATGGAAGCCAATAAAGAGCCAGATAACCCTTGGCAGCGTTGGATTTTCTTATCGAATATGGTTGACTCTTGGAGAATTTTCCCTAGAGCATTCCTAAGTGTTTATATTTTCTTACTATACTACTGCACAATGTGGTTTATGGAATTACCAGACCCTACAATGGAACAGTCAGGTTTGATTAGTATCGTAGTAGGTGCGGGTGCCGCATGGTTTGGTCTGTATGCTGGAACAGCTAAGGACAAAATTAACGGATCTGGAAAATAGTTCTTGACAACTCCTCATAATTTTAGTATAATATAAGTTATG